GCAGTCTTGCCCATCACCAGCGACGCTGCCGTCGCGAAGCCGCCGTAATAAAGAAGCTCTTGGCCATTGACAGTGACTGTTCCCGGCTTTGCGCCGATATCGTAGGACTTCTCGTAGTAGCGCTGGCAACGAACCAGGTTGGCTTCCGGCGGCAGAACCTCGAACGGCGTCGCGACCGTCCCCACCTCAAGCTGCACATTGGCGAGTTGCAAAGTCACGCCATTGGTGACGACAAGCTTATTCGCTCCAGCTACGGTAGTAAAGTTTCCAGCTTGCCAAGAATTAGCTGCTGGCGCTTGATAAGTTGAGCCGCATCCAGCGTCAAAAAATACACTCATGGAAGCCGCATTGCCGCTCGTCACCCAAGTTCCTGCCGTATCGCCGGGAATAGGAATTTGAAAATAATACCACGTCCCAGCGACCGCAATATTATAGGTCGTTACATAAGAACGGGTTTGCGCATAATTCCTAACCGACACAGAATAAGGCCCAGTCGCTCCACCAGCAGAAAGGCCGGCCCAAAACGACAAAACGATAGGCTGCGCATTCGCCCCTCCAAATTGAAAGTCGCCGATAACATCGGCCTCAATAAATTGTGGAACGCCAAAATAGTCGGCGGCCACTGGTGTATAGGCGCTCGTCGACGCAAGCATTAATGAGTAATTGGTATGAAGCTGCCCAGCGCCCCCGGCGCCTATTAGCGCGCGATTTATTTGAAAATGTCCCGCCGCAGTCGAATTACATTTCCATTTATCAGGGCCATAAGTTCCGTTGGTGGCGTTTGCCGCGCCCTCGTTGCGCTGGTCAATCGCCATGGCGCCGTTGATGAGGCGGTTGCGGAATGTGTTATTATTGGCCTTGGCGTCGACGTATTGCTTGGTCGCGGCGCCGAGCGCGGCGGTCGGATCGGCGGCGAGCGTGAGCGGCCCGGTCATCGTGCCGCCGGCCTTCGGCAAGGCGGCGTTGCTCACGGCGGCGACGGTCGCGTCGATACTGTCGAGGTCCGTGTTGAGCAAGCCGCCCCAGGCGTCATTGCTCCCCCCGATGTCGGGTTTGGTCCAGCCATAATTTGTTGTTGAAGTCGTCATCGCTTTATCCTGGAATAATTAGGCATGGCACAACTCCGAAGGGGTCCAGCTCGGAACGAAGGGCGTCGCCTGGCCGAGGCCGTAGAGGGCCGCGCCGAAGAAGCCGACGCCGTAGATGCTCGGCGCGTAGCCGGCGGTCGGGTAACCGAAGCCGTAGAAGTTCACGCCGTAGCCGCCGACGCCGTAGAGGCTCGGGCGCCAGTCGCTTTCGGGGCGCCACGGCGGCGCGGGGCAGAGCGTCGAATTCGTCCATAATGGCGGCGGACAAAGCGCGTCAGCGGCCCATAGCGGCCCGGTCGTCATGTCGACATCGGGCGGGATGGGAATGGCGATCGAGAGAGTCCACGCGCCGCGTAGCGTGGTGGCCATGGCCATCGGCGCCTGAATGAAGGCGAGGCTGAGCGACCACGCGCCCGCGATTCCCTGCGCCAGGCTCAACCCCGCGCCGAGATTGAGATTGACGCTCAAAGCGCCGGCGAGTTCGACGGCGCCCGTCGTGAGATTGGCGACAAGCGCCGGCTGGATATTGAGTTCCCCGGCGAGTTCGTCGAAAGGCGCGAAGGCGAGGTCCGCGGCGAGTCCGACGGTGATCGCCTCCCCGCCGGCGAGCGCCTCCATGAGCGCGAGGCCGGTTGCGGCTTGAAAGCCGCCCTGCGCGTAGGCGGCGGCGCCGTAAGCCCCCTTGCCGAACGAGCTTTCGGTATATTTGCCGGGGCCGACATTGAGCCCCCAGGTTGCGGCGAGCTCGACCGCCATCGGTCAGTCCGCCGAGATTTGCAGGGCGCCGGCGAGGAAGCGCGGGACGTCGTTGGCGAGGATGGTGCGCGCGGTCGAGAGCGTTTGCCCGCCGAGGAACGTTCCGGCCGTCGCCGCCGTCCACAGGCCGAAATTGGTGACGGTTCCCCACGTCGCCGTCGCGGTCGGGAAGCTCACGACGGCGGTGTTGCTGTCGACGGTCGGGTTATTGCCGCTTGCCGTGAAGGCGACCGGGCCCTGGCGCGCATAGCCGTTGCCCGAGACTTCGCTCGCGCCGGTGTTGCCCGGGTCGGCGGTGTGCAGCGAGACATAGGCGGTGGCGAGGAGCGCGTTGAGGACCGTCGTTTCGCCCGAGGAAGACAACCCAGCCATGTCAGCCAAAGCTCCGTATGCGTGAGCGCGTGACGCGCGATCCGCTCGCTTTCGAGCGGAAATAGTTGGCGTTGAGCTTGGTGATCATGTCTTCGGCCAGTTGCTTGAGATTGGCCGCGCTTTGCTCCTCGCCGACGGCGTGCAGATCCGCGTGCATCAATGCCGAGAACAGGTAGAGATTGGGATATTTCGAGTAGACCCACGACGGCGTTAAGTCGGCGAACACGGGGACTTCGCCGAAATAGGCGATCTTGTAGACGATGCCGTTGACCGCATCGGGCGCGCCGCCGAAATAAATCTGGCGGCCGAGGATTGTATAATAGCCATAGGCCCAATTGTCGCTGAGGTTGAAAAATTCGTCATTCGACTTGTAGCGGATCGGCAGGAAGCCATCGGCGCCGTTTTCGTTGGCGATTCTGACGCCGGCGTCGCGAAGAAACTCGAGCCAGTCGTCGGGCAGCGGCGCGCAGCGGTTGACGATCAGCGCCTCGTCGAACTGGATCATTTGTGATACTCTAAGCTCGGCGTTGAGCTTTTGATCTGCCATACGCACGAAACTGGTGACGAGCGCGTCGCTCCAGTCTTGCCTATTCGCCCAGTCGGCGATCTGCCCCTTGAAATCGGAAAAGGCGGTCATGGGGCGTAGCGGAAGTGAGGCATGGGCCCCTCGACGCCGGCGAGGCCGAGGATGATCGAAATGAGGATAAGCACGATGATCACGATCATCACCGCGCGGATGATGCGCGGAATCGGGTCGGGCAGGGGAAAGACGCCGAGCAGGTAGTCGACGAGCCAGTAGAGAAGCCCGAGGACGATCGCGTAGACAATCAGGGTGATGAGCGTGCCGATCATCTGCTCATGGTCCCGTGCAATCGCCGGCGCACGGCGTCGCAAGTCTCGCGGACCGCGATAAACCTGCCGTTGGTGATGCCGAGCATGCAGTGCACGCCGCGCGCGACATAGGTTTTGCCGACGTCGGTGGGGTCGCGCACGCTGGTGACTTCGGCGGGATTGACGTCGATTCGCTGCCCGGTCGGGCCGGTTAACGCGACGAGCAGGAGGGCCACATGGGCGATGTCGGTCATACGCGGCCCTCCCAAATGCGGTAGGGCGCGGCGTCGCTCGAGTTGAGATAGGCCTTGAGCTCGTCGTCATCCATGCGCAAGACGCGGTCGGCGTGCGCGGCGGGGATGCGGGCCAAATGCTTGTTCGGCCCGCGTTGGTTCAAGAGCACGCGGTCGCGCTCGATCCCCGGCAAGATTTCGTCGAGGTTCTGCTCGGCGTGAACCGTGACCTCGTCGGGGGTTTCATCGTCCCAGATGAGGGTCCGGCGCACGCCGTTCGCGTCTTGGTAGGTTTTACGATGCTCGCTCATGCGAGCCTCAGCGCGCGGACGATGGCGATTTCAGCCGACAAGGCGGCGAGCTCGTCGAGCATATCCCGCTCGCTCACGGCTTGATGCCATTGAATAACACATTCGCCAGGGGGTTTCTCATCTCGACCCCCCATTCAACTACTATCATTCTAGTCTCCGCGTCTCCCGTGCGGGCCATAAGATACTGGCGGTAGGCGCGGAAGAAGCTGATCGCGATATAGTCGGGATCGATGAGGAGCCCGACGTCGGTCGGGACCCAGCGTGACGGGGTGACCTTAATGCGCCCGAAGTCGGTGGCGATGACGTCGATGGTCGAGACGACTTCCGTCTTGCCGACGAGCACTTGCGTCGTTGATCGGCCGGTGAAGGTCGAAATCGTGCGCTTGGGCCCGGGCGGGACGATCCACAGCGATGGCGACGCGCCGAGCGTGTAGGCGTTTTGCATCGCCTGGCCGAGCATGGCCTCGGTGACTTGGATTTGGTTGGCGCCCGCGACTGCGGTGAAGGCGTCCGTCGCGAGCACTGGCAGGCCCGTAGTGTAGCCGGCGACGGCGGCGGCGGGGTTGGAGTTCTTGTCGACCGCGCGCCCGATCCAGTGCGAGATCGCCTCGGTGGTGCGGGCGGCGGGCCCGGTGTCGTTGCCGTCGTTGCGCTGCTGGCGCCCGCACGCGATTACTTCCTGGTCAGATTTGAGCACCTTGGCGGCGAGCGCCATCTGGTGTGCCATTTCCGAGCCTTTGCCGGCCGCGTCGGCTTCCTCTTGGGTGCCCGAGACAGTCGCGTCGCGCTCGGAGATTTGCGTGACGTTGTTGACGCGGATGGTCGGCTGCGCCGGGTTGTTGGCGAGTTGAAAGCCTTCGACCTGGGCGTTGTTCGGGTTGACTTGCGGCAGGAATTCGGTCTGCCAGTCGAAGATACGGTTTTTGACGTTGCGCCGGCGCACCGCCGAGACGACCGGGGTGTCGAACGGATCGATGTTATAGATTGCGTTCGACAAATCCTCGCGGTTGGCCGTCGCCTGGTAAGTAGTGAACGCGTTTGTGACCTTTGGCATGATGGAGCCTCATCGAATGAGCCTTGCAAAGACGTGAGCGGCGTCCTCGAGCCGCCCGGTTTTCGCCAATTTTGTCTGGGCTTCATCGATGCTTTTCCGCGCCCCGTTCCCTAAGGGTGATGCGACGCCGGGCTTCAATGTCTTGCCGTGACCGGGGATGACCGCCTTCGGGAGCGCCGCCCTTCCCTGGTTGTATTTGGCCGCGTCGCGTAAGACGCGCAGCATGCGCTTGTCGTACACGGTCGCGAGCTCGCCCTCCGTAAAGCCGAGGCTTTTGCCGTAGGAGCGCATGAGCGCCATCTCGGACTGGAGGGTTTTTTCGTCGGGGATTTGGCTTTCCGCGACGAATTGGGAGAATTGGTCGACCGCGTATTTTTGCGAGTTGCGGTCATACTCGGCCCTGGCCTCGGCCTGGGCGCGCTGGCTCTGGTCGGCGAGGAACTGCATCTTGCCGTATACGGCCTGATAGGCTTTTTGCTTCTCGTGGGCGGCGCGCGGATCGGCGGCGAATTCCTTGTCCCAATCGGGCTGAGCGGGGATGAGCTCGCCGATCATGCGGTTCAGGTAGTCGCATTGCTGGATATAGTTTTGGCGCAGTTGCGCGGCGCCCTGCGCCTCCTGCTCGACCGACTGGCGGGCAAGGTCGACCTGGTTCATGCGCTGGTGATATTTAGCCTGGCGTATGTAGCCTTGGACGGCTTCGCCGAGCGTGACGTTGACCGGCGAGCCGTCGACCATGACTTCGATGTGTTCGACGGGCTCGCCGTCGTAGGTCACCTTCCACTTCGCGGCCTCGGGGTCGCGCTCGGATGCCCCTTCGGCGTCCCCTTCTCCGCCCTCGGCGGCGCCGTCCGCGTCTCGCCCTTGAGCGTCTTCATCCTCATGCTCGGGCTCGCCGGGGCCCCGCTCGCCTTGCTGCGCCGGGGCTCCGCGGTGTCCGTCGTCGCCGCCGGGCGTCCTGGGGCGCGCGGCTCCATCTTGTAGTCGGCGGCCTTCCCTTTCGAGAGCATCCGCATCCCCTTCCTGAGCCCGGCCATCTGCAACCCTCTTTTCGATCGCCGCGAGGCGCTTGTCTTCGCCGGCGTCGCGGACATCGCCGGTGAGCGGATCACCCTCGAGAGCCCGTTCGGCGAACAGGGGTTCGGGTTTCGAATTGGTGAAGCGGCCGCCCGTATCGCGCTGCGGCAGGGGCGCCGAGGGCGAGATTTCCGCCGCGAATGCGGCCCGGGCGTCGTCAAGGCCTTCAGGCATTGTGCTTCGCCATTCGGTAGTCGTTGACGAGGCCGCCTAGTTCTTGTGGAATGGCTTCGAGCGCTTTCAGTTGGGCGAGCAATTCGAGCTTGGTTTCGGCCGACTTGGCCGCAATGGCCTGGTCGAACCAGCGCTTGCGCAAGCTTAGAAGCGCGGCCTGAAACGCCTTATCCTTGAGAAGGTCGCTCGCGTCCTCGGCGAGCTCGCGCTTTTCATGGAAGCCGATAGGGCGTTCGGAAGAACGCCCGTCTGAAGACGGGCTATGCTCGTTCATGAGCTGCCGTCGGTATTCTGCGGCCGCTGAGCGGCGGCTTGGGCTTGCAGCATGGCGGCTTCGCGCTGCTGCTGGATTTTCGCCATATCGACGGCGCTATCGACTTGAAGCTTGCGCTCCTGCATCGCGGCGTCGAGATGCGCCTTGTGGAGGTCGACGCCGACTTTGGCCGCTTCGATCGGATCGGGGCCGACCTCGCCGTTCTGGCTTGCCTGGACGCCGACCTTGGCGCGCTCGACCGCGAGCTTTTGCCAATCGAACACCGACTTTTCGTGCAACTGCGCGTGGCGGAAGGCGTCGTCGGCCTGAAGCTTTTGCTGGTCGAGCTGCTGTTGGCCGAGCGCCTTGGCGGTGTCCGACCGGACCTTTTCCATCTGCGCCTTGGCCGCGATCGTCATGGCGTCCGGCTCTTTCGGCTGAGCCGCGATGGCCTGCAGCGTTTGCGGGGTCGGGGTCTGGAAATAGCGCCCGACGTTCTTGATGTTCGAGAGCGCGAGCATGTCGGAAATCGTGTTGACATACTGTGGAATGCCGACAACCGGGTTTGTGGGCCCGAATTGCTGCATGATCTGCTCTTGGGTTTGCTTGATGTTGGTGAGCGCGAGCATGCGCGTCACGTCGGAACCCTTGCCGAGCGTGGGATTGACCTCGACGCCCATGGAAGCGTCGAAAGTGCCGGTGTCGACGTCGGTCCATGCGCCGTTGATCCGCACGGTGCGGCGCTGGTTGGGCGCTTCCGAGACCTCGTTGTAGAGGCCGGTGAACAGGTCGCGGAAACCCGTCTCGGCGAGCACGCGGGCGGTGAGCTCGATGCGCTCTTGAGCGCCGTTGATGATCGCCTCGACGCCGACTTGGGTCGAGCTCTGCAGCGCCTTGGGGTCGAGTCCTTTGGCCGCGTCGGTGAGGCCGGTGCGACGCGCGAACACGTCGTTGAGCAATTCGACGACCGGCATGGCCTGTTGCCCGGCGAAGGGGGTCGTCGCGAAGCTCACGGCGGCATTGGGATCGCCGCGCGTGCGGATCACGGCGCCGAGGTCGTCGTTGAGCGCGTCATCGAGGTTGGTCGTGAGCTCGTTGACGACGGTTTTCGGGTTGATCGACTCGGCGAGGCTGTCGAGCACGCCGCGCATCATGTTGGTCTTGATGCGCTGCAGATCGAGGGTGTAGTCGGCGAGGCTGTCGCCGACGATTGTGTGGCTGATCGGGTCGACGCCGAAGACGGCGAATTTGACGCGGTTGGCGAATTCGTCATGGACGATTTCGTGATCCTCGCCCATGGTGCAGATGTAGCGGAGCTCCGGGACGCCATCGCCGTCCCGATCGATCTTGATGTACCATTCGCCGTAGAGCACGCCGTCGCCGACGCGGGTCGAGTTGTATCGCCCCGGGTTGCGAAGCTGGCTTTCCATGGTGAAATTTTGGATGTCCTGGCTTTGGAGGTAGTTCGCGCACAGATCGCGCGGATAGCCCATGGCGGTGAGTTCATCGATCGCGACGACGCGCTCATGGCCGACGATGCGCGAGGTCGCGAAGCTTCGCGCGTAGCGGTCGAGGCGCATTTCCTCGGGCGGAACGCCGGCCACCTTGATCAGCGGCTTGTCAACCGTGTAGCGAAAGACGACTTCTTGGTAAGTTTGGGTGAGCGGGTCTTGCTCGCCGAGGTGGACGATCTTCGCCGTCTGGTCCTGTTGGCGCAGCATTTGGATCTGTTGGGCGTTGATGTTGACGTAGGTCTTGTGGCGCGTCTCGCGATGGTCGTCGGTCCACCATTTGACGAAGCCGGTCTTGACCGTCATGGCGTCCTTGAAGGCGCCGTAAAGGATCAGAAAGCCGGGGTTGTCCTGCCAAAAGACGTAATTGACGTAGTTCGTCTGTTGCGTGGCGAGGTCGCTGTCGGCCGCGGTGCGCGGGACGAGATTGACGACGTTCTCGCTCGCGGCGAACAGGCGGATGAGCGACGGCAGCGTGAGCATGACCGCATCGCGCACGTCGGTCGAGACGAAGGTCGATTTGTTGGCGCTCTCTTGGTCGTAGCCAAGGATTTGCTCGTAAGTGGCGGTCGGCTGCTGGATGATTTGCGTGTCGGTATAGGGCGAGCCGTCCGGATTTAACGCCGGCAAGTAGCCATAATAGTATTTCTGCGCCTCATCTCTGGCCGGCGCGAGCACCGAGCCCTCGTAATCGCGGCTGTCGCGGATGAGGGCTTGGATGAACTGCTCATAGCTCGCCGGGTCCCCCGGATCGTAGGCGTCCTGACCGGCGTCGCCTTTGAAGCTGGCGAATATTCGCTCGAGCGCCATGGATTCGCCCTGAAAACCGCGTGTCCCGCATTCGTTCCTGATTTGGGCGCTTAAAATTAGGCCGAAATTAACTCGGTTGGCAACTCGACGGTTGAAAAGCAAAAACCTAGGCTAAGCCGAAGTTGCCGATTTGGTCCTTCGATGAACTCAGGATTCGATGAACTCAGGATACGTCGGCTTGCGCGCTCAAGCTCACGTTCTCGCCGGCGACCACAATCAAGGTCACAGGCCTCGAGCTCGAAAGGGTGAGCGTGACCGTCCCGGCCGGGGCCGGGGCCGCCGCGAGCGCGGGCCCCATCCATTTCAGGAAATTTTCATCCGAGCCGTTGAAGCGGTTGCAGTCAACCGAGCCGGGGAAGCCAGCGACCCGGCCCTGATCGGTATATTGCCACAGCGACCATTGCGGCCATGTCTGCGACGCCCACGGGCTCGGGCTCAAGGAATACTGGCACGTCCAAAGGCTGGTGTTCTCGGCCAGCCATTCGAACCGGCCCCATTGCGCCTCGGCTTCCTCGCCGACGTGGCCGGTATAGACGGTCAGTTGCAGATCGGGGCGCGTCTGGCGAATGTGCTTGAGGAAGTTAGTGACGCTGCCTTTTTCGACGGTGTTGTCCTCGACGTCGCACACCACACGCTCGCCCTGATCGGGGGTGGCGCATTTGAGATACCATTCGGCTTGCTCTACGGGGTCGGAAGAGCGAAAGAAGTGGTAGCTCGCCACCTTGAGGCCCGCAGCGAGCGCCTCAACGCGGAAAGTCTTGTAGGAGCTGTCCTTTATCGTCGTGCCTTCGCTCGCCTTCAGGATCACGCCGAGGCCGCCGGCTTCAGCGAAGTCGCCGAAACTGAACCCGGCCTGATATTTCGACAAATCGACGCAGATCACGCCCATGGGGGCGTCTATACCACGCCGCGGATGCGCCGGCGAAGCCGGCCGCGCCCGAGGCTCGCGGCTAATCCCCCCACCATGTGGAAGGTGGTGGCGGCGGTGCGATAGGCGTCTGCCCCATGGGAATTGTGTGTTATCGCGCCGTTGGCCAAGCACCACCAATGCCCGGGGTCGTCGACCGTCAAGCACCAAACATCAGCTAGGCGCGCGAGCGGCGTGACGCTTTCGACGATCGCGGCTTTTGCAAAGCGGGGTGCAATAAATCTGCCGGCTATGAGCCATGAAAACCATGCGGCAATGTGGACAACGGCGCTCCTCGCGTTTCCATTTTTCCCAGCTTTTGCTCTTGGCGGCGTGCCGGCGATGCCAAGCGCGCCCTTCCTCTGAGCGATGCCACTCGGCGGCGCGCTCGCGAGCAAGGGCGCCTGGCCCATGAGGGCCGCGCTTTTCCCACGAAATCTTGGCGTGATCGGATCGAGGCATGCATTCGAGGTTGTCGATAGCGTTGTTGGCGGGATCGCCATCGCGATGGTGAATCTCGGTTCCTTTGGGGCGCGGGCCGAAAAAAGCTTCCCAAACATCGACATGAAGGCGCCGCCGCCCGCCTGAAAGATAGCGCTCGCCTTGGTAGAGCCGGTAAAGGACGCCGTTGAAATATTGGTGGGCGGCGTCGAGCACCTGCGGATTTCGGAACCCGGCGCGAGGTTTCTTGCGGATTTCCACCCGCTCGCCGTCAGAAACAAATGCTCCGCCGTACAATTCACCGTAAGGCCGCCGCCGAACGAGACCGCCACAAGCGGGGCATTTGTCCTCGTAATCCTCGGCTCCCGGTAACGCTTCCACCCGACAGGCGTCCACACTTCGCCAAATGGCTTCATGTCCTTGATACGCTCCGCGCCATTGCGCGTCAAGACAAGCGTATCGCCTTCGACGCAATACGGCTCGGGCCCGTGCACCGGGCGGCCCATCTTGTTCTTGCGATAGCCGCGCAGCATCGAAAGCCCCTTTTTGCAATATTGTGCGTCAAACCACGAAATGCCAAGCAAGCCGCGCGCGGCGGAAATGCCGTCCTCAATCGAGGCCATGGGTTGGACGATGATCGGCTCGTCAACCAATTCGTCGAGCACCTGCTTGCGGCTTTGGCCGGTCCCGAGCTCGCGCGCCTCGACATCATGGGGCAGGCAATGGCAGCGGTAGCGGTAGCCGCGCTTTTTCGCCCGCGACTGCAGTTCGCCGGCGTAATAGTCGAGCCCCTTGCCGCTATCCTGCAAATAATCGATGAAATGCAGCTCTTTCCCGCAGATTTGATAGGTCCAAATCGACGTGAAATCGTGTATCCCCAAGTCCCAAGCGGTGACGGCAGGCGCGGAGAGGTCAACCGGAATGCTGGTGATCCGCCCTTGCACCGCGAGCTTGTTGAGTATCTCCCCGTAGTACGACCCTTCGACCGGCGCCTCAAATGAGCATTCCATTTCCCGGGCGTATTCCTCAGAACTCATGTCCTGGGTCAATTCAAGCGCTTCCGCCTTGCTCAGCGCGTCCTCGCCCGTCGCCGAAAGCGGAATAAGGTACACGTCCCACCGGGGATCATCCTCGTATTTGAGCTTGAGCTGATGGAAGTGGTCGTCGCCGTTCGACGTCCCTGACACAATGGCAAAGCCGCCGTAGTCGGCCAGGCACGGGCGCACAACAGTCGAGAACACGGCGGGGTTGAGAAGCGGGTATTCGTCGAGCACGATGCCGTCGAAATACATCCCGCGCATGCGCTCATAGGCCGCGGCCCCGCCATAGAGCTTGATCGACGCCCCGTGCGGCAGCACGCATGAGAGGTCAGCCTCAAAAGGCCGCGTCCCCGGTATCTGCTCAGTATATTGCTTGAGGTAGGCCCAAACGAGATCTTTCGCCTGGTCAAACGAGGGCCCGACATAGCCGTACCGGGGCGGCGGCCATTTGCGCGAGTTGTGGACCGCGGCCCTAATCAAGTGGTTGGCCAGCGCAACAGTCTTGCCGGCCCGTCGGTGAGCGCACACAAACTTCCACCGCTTCGGGCTTGCGTGCAGCCCCCGGAAGTGCCGGCGCGGCAAATACGGGATTTCGACTTCGCCAGGATCGGCCATAGGCCGTCCTTTATATCAAACGCCAACAAATGCGATCATCCGTCAGCCACTGCGCAATCAAGCGAGCAATAAACCGCGGGGCCGTGATACCGCTTGCCGCAGAAGTCGCACTGGCGCGCTCGCGAGCTCGGGTTGCCATAGCCCGCCTTGAGCCCGGATTCGCTGGGGATCGGAACGGCAATTATCGCCGCCCCGCACACGCACATCACCACGGCGACCCTCGCTTCCTCGGGATCAGGGGCGCCATCAGCGACCTCGGCCCCACACAGCCCGCAGCTCACCCCATCAAACCTCACGTCCCGCTTTCCTCCTTCGGAGGCTCAAGCCACTTCAAGGTGATAACCCGCGATTGCCCGCTCTCCCGAGCCGATATCTCCGCAGTCAATTGCTGCTGCAGAGGCCCAAAACCACGCCGCTTGCCCGCCTTCGAACGCAAAAACTCCTTGGCAGCGTAAAAACGATTCTGGAAGCTCCCACCGTCCCGCAACCCTTCAAACAGAACCCCAACCGCCTCGTCCGCAGCAACCGCAAGGCTCTCGTCAATCACATCCGAAAGCGCCGGTGTCTTCTCAACCAATCGCCGAAGCTTCCCCGAATTCACCCCCAGAATGTCCGCAACCTTCGAAACATTCCCGTCGTGCTCCACCAAAAGCTCGGCAATGCGATCATGATCAATCAGAGGGTTAAACGGGATGACGTCGCCGCTCATCAGCCACAACCCCCACGCGACTCCACATCTTCCCCCTCAAGACCCTCAATCACCAATTCCAAAACCCACCCAACCGCCCTAACTAAAACCAAATCCCATTCCGATCCAGCAACCCCCAACCCAGATAACCGTGCAAACCCAGCCTCAATCATCGCGCGCCCAACATCATCCCCAATTGCCCCAACCTTCTCCAACCCAATCATCCCACCTCAATCCCCAACCCGAGCCGCACGCCGCCGAAACCACGTCCGACGCGATATCCCCTCCAATACCCAAGGCTCCCCTAATCCCGGCCGACCCAATCTTAACCGCCCGTCAATCGCCGCCCCTGCCCGCTTCAACTGCCCTTCACCCCCACCACCGAGCCCGCCAACCCCACCAGGCCTCATTGCCTCAACCCGTGCCCGCTCAACCGCACGAGCCAGCTCTATCCGACGCGCCAACCCGCTCGCCCCACTCGCCTGTAGCTCCCCCAACTTCGGCCCATGCATCGCAGCATGCGCCTTGAAATTGCCCCCCATCGCAAATCCCCATACACCCTTCCGTGCCAAAACCTGGCACTAAAAGGCCAATCTGGCAACCCTTAAAAAACACCTACGCCCGTTTCACGTGAAACAAATAGCCAAAAATAATCCTCCACGG